GCCCGCAGGGCCGCCCGCAAAAAAAAACACCCCTTTACGGGGTGCTTCCTAAACTCAAAAGCTGCCTTGATGCAACTACTTTTAACACTCTAATCAACTTTAGCCGTTCATGGGCTTGTTTTTCCAATTGTAGCGAGGTATTAACCTGGGCGGCTATTTTTTTAAATTCGGCAGGGTTATCCCTGGCACGGCTCAATGCCTCATCCATAACTTTATGCAAATCGCCCAAGCGTATCAGCTCCACACACGTACCCACTAGATAAGGTTCAAAACATCGCCCAATCCAAAGGGCAGTAAGCAAGGAGAAAAGCATTTCCCGCTGTTCATCGTTTACGGCTCTTATAACAAAACAATTCGGGCAGGGTTCACGCAAGGGTTTGCCGCTATTCTTACCCCGGCTGAGTATATACACATCCGTGTAAGTGCGCTCATGCCTGTATCGGTTCCAGCACTTCGCCCGTATCATCATCACCGTAATTTTTAAGAAATTGAGAAAACTCAAAAGCGTATAAGTCGGGGTTTTCCTCGGCTATCTCTATTGAGTAGCCCGGGTACATGGTACCATCAATAAAATCATGAAAAGCTTCCGCAAAAACCGAAGCCTTTCTAACGTCATTTTCTGCCGCAAGGGCAAAATTGTGTACATTCGTTATGTTCATTTCCTACATGATTTGAATTTATACCCGTGCAGGAGGTAGCCGCCTCTTGCACGGGTTTTTGTTTAAATTTCAGCCGTTTGAAGTTCCGCTTCAAGTTCCTGTATACGGCCTTCAAAAAGGTCTTCCAGATTGGTTTTTACTTTCGCAATTATGCGGCTGTTGGTGGTCGTAAACTCCGAATCTCCCTCAATGGTCAACCTTGCATTATTTCCGTTGTCGGAGAAACCCCAACTTCTAAGCTGGTCCTGTTCCTTTCGGAGCATGTTCAAACCCTTGAGTTTGTCGGCATTTTCCCGTATTGCCTTTTCCCTTTCGGCCAATGTCAACACCTTTTTTGGGGGTTCCGGTGCCGGTTCAATCCCTGCGGATTGCATTACGTTTTTAATCTCTGCGGCTTCACTGGCTGAAACCTGCGTTTTTTCTGCTGCTACGGTTACTTCCTTCACCGTTTTTGCATCCTTGTTTTTGTTACTCATAACTTTTCTATGTGTTTGATTACCTTATAAATATAGGCAAAAAATTAAAGCAAAAGTTGAATAAAAAGAAATTTTTTTGCTAAAAACATCAATAAAATCAAGGGAAAGCGGTATTTTCAAAAGTCGCAAACTTTTGAATCAGTCAGACGACCCAGCAATGCGCTCGTTTGTTTTGGCCGCCGCCACACTCATGCGTCTGTTATATGCTGCGGTAAATTTGTAAAATCCGCCCCCTGTAAAACCCCATCCGCACGCGGATGTCCGATGGTTGGGCCGTGCATCTGATGAGGTACGAATCTGTTGCACGGCCTTCGGGATGGTGCGTAACGGATTGGCCTTTCTCAGATGGGCGAAGCGGTTAGCGTAGCCGGTCTGAGAAAGGACAATTGGTTACCACCCTATAAACGTTAAGGCTGAGCGAGGCACGAGCTGTGCCTTATCCTTATTGAACGGGAAAGGGATTGGAGCAGGCTACCGTGTAGCGCGGAAAGCCCGGTGTTAACGTTTGCGTGTAGTGAGGCACGAATGGAACGCAAATGTTAACATTCCCCCTGCTATACTTAGTAGCTGGAACGTAAATCGTAGTCTTTACTGTCTACTCTGTAGTGGAAGTTCATACCAATGAACAGCGTATCCCAGGCATCGTTGGCGTGTGGTTTATACTCGTTCGGCAACTCGGGTGTATCGGCCTTGGCTTCGTCCCGCTTATCCTTCTTGGTTTTCTCTCCAATCTTAATGGTTCCGGTGCGCTCCATTGATGTGAGCAGGGTTTCGCAATTGAACTTATTAAACCTGGGGTACAGGTACTTGGGGTCTCCCTGAAGTGCCATGTCTATCTGTTCATGCTTGATGTCGTGCTCGGGTGCTGGACCCGTAAATACTTTGGTTACGTTCCATCCTCTTGATTCAAGAACTTCTACCACAATATCGGCAAAGGTTTCGTCGCTTGCCGCACTCTTGGGGATTGCCGTGTTATCGTAAAAGTAAACAACGTTTCGGTTCAGGAACGGCTCGTAATAATCGCAGAAGTTAGTTACGAGCTGCTTTAGTTTATGTGGGGTCTTTACATACATGTGGTTCACGGTCATCATGTATTTCCCCTGCTTCTGGCCTACCGAAATGTTATTGATGTTGGTATTGTAGTCCAGAGCTATACACAGCGGAATATCCTGCTTTAGGTCTCCGTCTTTTAGGCAGGTGGGCGTTAAGTGATCGTCGTATCCGAATCCTTCCAGGTACTTGCTGTTTTCGGATATGTAGTAATGAAGAGCCTCATTGAGTGCGCTGTAAAATCCTTCCTCTATTTTTCGGGGTTTTTTGTTCAGGATACTGGTAAGGAATCTGGTTTTGGGCAGATCCCTTGCTTGATTGCGGATGAATGAAGCACCTAGCACTTCAATATTTTCAAGTGAATCGTATTCGCGGTACAGAGTAGCCTGTCTCCTGAGTTCAGCCAGTTCTGTTTCCAGGGCAGCCATATACTTACTGTAATAGCGGTCTTTAAGCTTTCCGTTCATGTAATCATGATGGTGCTGCTGTTTATCAGCCACGAGGTGCAGAATGTAGGATATCAGCTCCTCATCGCAGTCTTTTTGTTTATCGAACAGCCAGAAACCTGATTTGAGGGTTGGCATATCGGTGGTAAAGGTTACTCCGTGGTGCCATGGACAGTGCCCGAATATTTCGCGTTTGCCACGGATGGCGGGAATCAATTCTTCCTGCAGTTGTTTTGACGGAAGGAACTTTGCTTCGAAACCCATGATCCAGTCAAATGATTTGGAGTTGGCCGACATTTCTCGTTCAAAGCTGAGAAAGGAAATGATTGTGCCGTTAAACCAATACATGGAGTGTTTAAAGTCATCGGGAAGCACATAGGGTTCGGGCCATTTTAAACTTTTAGGGGGGCGTTTGCCTATAAAGTAGTGAAGGTTTTGTTTGTATCCGAGCTTTGCCAGTCCGGTTTTAACGGCAGGCAATGTGTTTTGAAGCAACTTTGCGTATGAGGGCGAAGCTAATCCGCCGTGCGATCTGGGCATGGCCAGTACGTTACGCAAAAGCAGAACGGCATCAATACCCTCGGATTTGCCCAAACCCCTGGCACCGATGATAACGGTATCCTTGGCATTAACGGAAACCACTTCCATCTGGGCTGGGTTCACGTAAAAGGGTTGGCGGGTATTATTAGGATTCTGTATCTTGGATGTCTTCATAACTGATCTGCTCTGGGGTTTTGCCGTAATATTTGGCGCGGATTCTTTGTTTAACTTCCTCTACGTTCGGAATTGGCTTAAGGCCCAACACGGAAACATCGGTGGTAAAATCCCAATCGGGCGGGATGATTTTATCAAAGGCTGTTTCTTCGGCTTCTTCCTTATCCAAGCGGTTAAACTGGGCATAAGTACGGGCAGCGGCATTCATGTTTGCCAGGTCGTTGTTTTCTTCCGCTTTGCGGTATACCTTAAGAACCATTTCGTTCAAGCGGTACTGGTGAAAAGCGCGGCTTGCGTTCTTAACGCTGCCCAGCAAAAACTTTGTCATGTGTACATCGCCACGGGCTTCACGGTCGGTACGATCAAATGTTTTCATTACCCAGTTCTTAATCTGGGTATCGCTCCAGGTGGTGTTATCAATCCACATGGTAAAAATACGCTCTACGCGTTCCTTTATAAGCCTTTCGGTTTCCGTTAGCGGGAAACCTGCTTTTGTGGGATCGGAAAACATGTGGTGTAAAATGCGGTCCATTTTATCATCTACTGTGCGATTACTCATTGTCTGGGCAGTATTTTATCGTAATACAATTTGCTGGCCTGTGGGCTACCTTTTTTGGCATACTCCACTTCTTTGGTATTTATCTCCAAAAGGGTTAATGCACGGCCTCGGCGGTAGGCTATGCTAATGTTACTGGTGGTATCCTCGGCATGCTGCTTGAATTCGGTTTCATCAAGCTGCATGATGAGCGCAATATCCGTGGGGTTCATTCCCTTAGATGCCAATTCCTCAATACGGGTAATATCGTCAGGGTGCAGATTCATTCCAAATTCGGTTAAATTCTTGGGTAAATACCATGTTATCTCCGTAATCAAGGTATTTGTTGTGTATTTCCCAACGGTCTTTAGATTGGAGGTTTGCCGAACTTATAAGCAACATTCCGGGTGCAATGGGGCTTGTTACCTGAAATGCTTTTACGTGGATATGGTTGAAGCGCACATCACACTGCTCCTGAAAGGGAATGAGGTAATTCATTTTGTTTGAACGGCAGGAGCTGTCCAGTATCACCCGTATTTGAACAGCGGGAAGATGCTCTTTAATAAAGAGCACTGCCCTGAGCGCATCTTCGCCTATACTGAAACTCATGATATTGATTTCAACATCTTTTTCTTCCCTAAAATGGTAAGCGGCATGCATCAGTAAATGATGCAGCGGTATTTTACCACGGGTAAAAGAAAAAGTATTGATGCTTTTCCAAAATTCCGTTAACTGCTGTTCATCAAACGGCAGTTGGCTATTTAT